TGAACCTTGTGGGTATACCATTCTAAATGCCTTTATTCTTTGATTTACCTCTGCATAATCTTTACCCTTTATGTCTGTTGTTCTTATTTGTTCGTTAGCTATTGCTAAATCTAGATATTTCATTTTAATTCCTCCTTATTTCTACAATTTAATTATACTATATTATACATTTATTGTCAATAGTAAATAAAAAAGAGATGTTAATCTCTTTAATCTACAAAATATTTCCATAATTTATGTTCTTTTTGGTCGACATCATCTAACCATGCATGAGCCATTTTTATATATGTTTCTGCATCATCTAAACTAATTATGTTTTGATAATCATTTGCAAGTGAGTTCATTACAACATACATATCTTCTAATCTATGATTATCATTTCCTATTACACTTTTAATAGTTTCCATATTCCAATATTCTCCTAATGGTTTCATATCTTCTACTATTTCATTTGCCATATTTTCATCTATTTGATAATCATATGCCATACCACATAACTTATGTTTATATTCCATATAATCTTCTTTATTGTATTCTTTTAATTCATACATAACATCAGAAAATATATCTCCTAATTCTTCCATATCTTTTTGTTTTCCATTTTGCACAATTTTATCTATATATTTTTTACCATATGTTCTCCTTTCTTATTTAGTTATATTTTTATTTATTATTTTCTTTTTAATCTTCTTTATTTCTCTATCTATTGTTGATACACTTACATTTTCTTTCATTGCCATTTTAACTATAGATAATTCATCTTGCCTATATCTTATTATTCTTTCTTGTAATTCAGTAAAGTGTATTTTAGATTTTATATAATTTATTTCATCATTTGTAAAATCTAACCTTAACATTATTTCTTTTTACCTCTAGTAAATTTGCCACAATTACGACATTTACTTACATATTGTATTTTAACTTTTCTTTTAATTCTTCTAGTTGCCTTCGCCATAATTTATCTCTCCATTATTACAATTATCGCCAACACAAGCATTGCCTTCACCTTCTGCATCTGAAGTTTCAGTTATTTCTTCGTAACCTGTAGTATTAATATAATATATAAATAAGCCTATACTAGCAAACCACATTGTAAGTATTACTATTATTATTATAAATTGTCTTTTATTTGTTCTTTTATAATCTTGTAAGGGTTCTAGTGCCAAACTTTTTTCTTTTACATCTTCAACTTCTTTTTTCATATTTAATACCTCTTCTCTTAAATTCATTTACCCCTCCTGATGATACTTTAATATGTGTTTTTCCATTTCTTCTTTTACTATTTTTTTTGTATCTTCTTCGTATGAATCTAATATGTCTAATATTTTATCTAATTTCTTTTCTACTTGACCTAATCTATAGTCTATTAATTGTTGATTAGAACTCTCCTTATCTTGCTCGCCTTTATCTTTTACTGCTTTGTCTTTTCTATTTATGACAAAGTTAGATACACTTATTACAGAACCTAAAATACTTAATACTAATGCTATTGTTAGTTCCATATTATGCCTTGATTAGCTTTCCTTGTTTTAGTAAATTTAACATTTTTTCGTTCTGTTTTGCTGTTCCTACATATAATTTTATTCCATTTGCTTTGGCTATTTTTCTTCTATATGAAAATGAATAGTTTATTTTTAGTGAATTTAATGCGTCTACAAGTGAATTTGATTTGCCTGTGTACTTTTTATAGTATTTAGTTGTTTTGCTTGAATTTGGTGTACTAGATGAAGAATTTGAAGGTGTTTGAGTTGTTTCTTTTACATCATAATCTAAAAATACACTTTTACCATGTCCACTCCATACTCTTGTATTATAGCCTTTTTTCTTTCCTATATTTCCTACTGCTGTTATTTGCACTTTATTTTTCCAAGCAGGAGTACATTCTACTGCTAAACCATTACCTATATATACTCCAATATGCCCTTCCATCCATAAGAACTCTCCAACTTCTATTTTTTTAAAGTTTGTTGAATGTCCTTTACAATAATTTTTGTACATTGAATTTGCATTTACATCTGGTACACCATTTGAATTATAAGTTGCACCTCCATATGTTTTTTTCTTGTCACCATTCCAGCCCCAAAATATGCCTTTTAATAAATTTACACAATCAAATCCAAATGTGTCTGAACTTGCATTGTTTATCATTTTTGTTCTACTTGGTTGTTTATTATATGCATTATTTGAAGTGTATCTTTTTTTGTTTGTTGCATTCATTGGAGCTCCAAAGCACCCCATCACGTAAAGTGTTTTGTAATCATTGGCTATATTTTTTGCTTTTTTTATAAATGTACTTGCTTTCATTACTACTTTACTCATCTTCTTTCACCTCATCTTTCGTATTAAACAATTTTCCTGTTGTTAAATATGCACTTATCACACCTGTTGTTACTATAATTGTAGCACTTATTTTATCAATATTCCAATTCCATATTTCGGCTAGTCCTAATAATAGCATATTAATCATATTTAAAATATTTACTACATATTTTGATATTTTTTTAATTTTATTTATTTTTTTCATATTTTTAACTCCTTTTTATATTAATTTGAAAAACTTAATGATAAATTTCTAAATGCAACACTTAATGGTGTATTGTTTGTTGCTGATGTAAATGCTGGGTATACTAACTCTATTGTTAATATATTTTCTATTATTGTTGTTATTATATTAGTTGCACTAGATATAGAATCACCATTTATTAAATAACCATTTATTCCTCTTACATATATTGTTCCAGATGTCAAAGTAACATTTAGACCTGTAACAAATTTAGGAAGTGTTATAGTACACATAACTGATTGTCTACTTCCTGTTAATACTCCACCTGCATATATATCACCAGTAAAGGTATATGTATCTCCATCTTTGAAATAAAAATCTTCAAATTTCTTCATTACATCTACACCACGTACTTGCAAATCTCCACCTACTGATGGATCATATTTTCCCATTATGCCAACACCATCTTTATGAAGTGCTATGTTTGGTATTGCAGAGCCTAAATTGGCTGTGTAAGTTATTGTTGATAATTCATCACTTATTACTACTTCTATATTGTAAGAATTAGCTTCATCAAAGCCTAAAGTTGTATCACCTTGTATTAAGTCATTAAAACTAAAATTACCATTACTATCTACTGTTAAAGTTATATTGCTATAATTACTCCAAGTATCGCTGTCTGATTGTTTATAACGTGTTTTGGCTGTTTTTATTGAGTTTGTTACCCTACCAAAGTTTACTAAATTTATTTGCCCATCTAATGTTAATATAGTTTCTTCTGATGTTCCTGTTTGTCTTGCTACACTTATAGAACCTTTTACCAATTCAGTATAATCTATTACATTGGTTGCAAATTTAGTTACTAATGTAGAATTGCTACGACTATCTACTGCATATACGTTAAATACTCCAGACTTAACATTATTTATTCTTCCACTTGCAAATTCATCTCCATAATCATAAAAGACTTCACTATCATTACCACAAACAAATTGATAATTTGTTATTGTAGCATTTTTTTGTGGTATTGCTGTGTCTGCAGGTCTATAAACTCGAACTTGTACATTTGAATAGTTTTTTACTATTGTTTGATTATTACCTGTTAATGCTGTTATTGTTGAACTTAAATCAAGAAATGAGAAATTAGTAAATATAGGATTAGCATTTACTATATTAAAATTTGTTTTTATTGCATTATAACCTAGCTTAGTATCTCCGTCCCAAGTATCTACACCTTGAGTAACTATACAAGAATTTACTGTACTTAATGCTGTTCTTATTGTTGTTCTTTCTTCTTCTGTTAAAGTAATTGGAAAATAATTTGGATAGTATCCTTTTGGTTTTACTATACTTGCTACTTTTGTATCACCTATATAAAAGTTTAAATATGGTGCTATTTGATAATTTGCTGGATTTAAAACTCTTATAGTTGGATTTTCCTCATCATTAAAATCTAATGCATATATGACTTGTGCTAAACGATTTATTTTTGGGGCTTTTATACTTCCTGATTTACTACCATCTATGTGGTACGAATCGCCTACTATTTTTATACTTTTACCAGGAAATGAACCATCGTTGTTGTGTGTTATTGTTATTTGTTTTGTTCCAAGTAAATGATAACCATTGTCATAATTATAACTACCTGTTTTTATTGTTGTTCCATCTAATTTAAAAGTAGAATTTGAAGAACTAACACTTGAACCACCACCATAGTAGAAATAACCTCTTAATGTAAATGTAGTAGAGTTATTACTAACATTTTGACTTTTTACTTCATAAGTTCCTATGTAAGCAGTAGAATAACTACCACTTACTCTAGCAAATTCTGTTCCTGTCATTGCCATTTATTACACCTCCTATATTCTTGTAATCCAAGTTTGGTCGTCTACTTCTTGGAATAATACTTTTACTATTTGTGCTTCATTTTCTACTACTAATTCTTTTGTACTTAAGCCTTTATCAGTAAAATATGCTATTAAACTATCTTGTAATGTAGTTATTCTTATTCCATTAGCATTGGCTCTAAATATAGTTTCCATATTTGTTGATGTAATAGTTATACCTTTTGAAATGTTTACTGTATCGGTAGTTGTTTCATTTCCATTTTGCGTATATGCTAGGTAAGTTGCGCCAATATTACCCATTAAGTCATATACTTCTACTGCACCATCTATATCACATATAAACTCTATTTTTATACTTTTAGTTGTTACTTCTAAAGGTTGTGTTATATAACCACCTTCAGTATTTTCTTGCCCTGTGTAAAACAATACAGGTTCTTCACTATCTAAACTATATTCTATATCATTTATTTTTACACTTGCAGTTGCTAGTGGATTTAATACTTGATAATAAAAACTTACTGTATATCTTCCATTTGGTACTGGTTGTTCTTGTTTAAAACTACCATTTTGTAAAATTATTGAATTGCCATTTACTGCGTTATCATTTGAACTTCTTGTTGCATTACCTTCCCAAAATTCATAGTTGCCATTTTCATCTTTAAACCATAAGCCTGTATTTCTAAATATATTACTTCCGCCTGATGTACTAAATGTATTTGTTAGACCTGTTTTAGCATTTTGTATTAATTCATTTACTTGACTTGTATCATAATAATTGTTTTCAAGCTGTTCTGTTATTAAGCTAATTTTCCCTTCTGCTTTGTCAACTTCAACTTGAGTATTTTTTGCTATGTCTATTGCACTTAAAGGATAAACATAATTTACTGTTGCAGTTGTTTCACTTGGTGCTGATATGTTTATTTCTTCGCCTTGATGTTCGTATCTTAAAACTATGCTTTCTACAAGTTGACCTTCTCTATTTCTAAACTTTATTACATCTCCACAGGTTAGGTAAGGTTTAAATGATGATTTACTTTCAAACGCACTATATCCAAATGTTTTTATTTGATTATAAATATTTTCAATTAATTCTTGTCTTTTTTCTTGATTATAAGCAAATGGATTATCATTAAGTATAAGCCAATGTTCACCATATTGTGCTACTAACTCAGGATCAAAGTAGTCTAGATTTTCCCCATCTACTTGACTCATTCCTAATCGTAAACAAGTCCAAGGTTGTGTATCTCTTTTATCATCTAGTTCTACATAGTCTTCTATTATATCAGTAGTTTCAGTTTTAAATATAGGATATACTTTATCATCGTTAGCTACTTTTATAAATGTGCCACTTGATAAGCCTATTGCTTTAAATACATCTCGTATCATTGCACCTGTACCTGTAAATTGGTCGCTATCTACTATAAAATCACTATTTGTAAATGTATTTACTCCACTTTGTAAGCCACTTAAGTTACAACACTCATTCCATACATCTAAAAGTGTAATGTTTCCACTTTCATAGTCTAATGCAGAGTTGTATTCTACTTGTGTTTTAAGTCCATAGTCCATAGCTACTACACTTACTATATTAGTTGTATCGTTTATAGATGTTTCTGTAGTGATGAAAGTACCAATTTTGATACTCTCACCATCTACAACTCTATAATATTCAAATTCTCTATTTCTAAACTTATATTTTGCATCAGTTTCAAATTTTATTGATTTTAGTATAAAAGAGCCTATAAAATTACCATTTTCATAGCAGTCATCATCTAATGTGGCTTTAATTCGTATTGTAGTGCCATTTAAGACTATGTATTCATAAGTAGATACTTCTATATTATTGCAATTATTTATAAAGGTATTTGTTACATTTTTTAGCAATTTAATCACCAGCCTTTAATAATGTAATTTGATATTCATTTACATCTACATTGTTACTAATAGAATTTTCTACTGATAATTCAGGTTTATTTTCTATAATAAATTGTGCTGTTCTATATTCTTTACCATCTATTGAATAATACTTATATGCCCCACTTTTTAATCTTTGTAAATAATCTTGTGTTGTATCTTTATCTATAGTATCTAGATTTAATGTAATTGAGCAGTCTACATAATCAGATACGAATTGTTTTCTATGCCCATTTGCAAATTTTTGTGTAATTCTATCTCTATCTTCTCTTATATTATAACCATTTCGTAAGATTTTATCAAATTCATACCAAGTATCATAATAAACCTTAAAACTACTTGTTAAGTTTGATGATTCCATACTTATATTATTTACACCTTCAAATAATGCTATATTGCTAATTGCTTCTAATTGTTCTATTAAATCAGTATCAGTTATTTCAGTATTTGTTGGTGTTGCTAGTACATAATATACTATTGTGTTATGTGTGGATAGCCATGCTATTAAATCATTTCTTGAAGTAAACATATCTTCACTATAATACAAATAAATTCTAGAATTATTAGCACCAAATCTTATTGAATTTATTATTTTGCCACTTTTATCATTATGAAAATAATTAGTTAATCCATCAAGATAATTTCCTGTCAACATATCATCGATTAAATGTGATGAGGTTGCTATTCCTGTTTCACCACTTTCACCATAATTCCAATCTATTTCACTACCATCTAAAACAACTTTACCTATCTCACTATGTTTATACCATTTATTATTTTCTTTATAAATATAGTCTTGATAATCTCCTATTTTACATAGTTCTATATCTCCTAGACTTATTTCATAGTCTTTGCTTTGATATGGTTGATATGGAGTTGCAGAGCCTTTTTCTATTTGCAAATCATCAAATACATTTGCATTTGTATTATTTGCTGCATTTTTTAATATAGCCCAACCTTTTCCATCTTCATATTGACTTGATAATATTGTACTTTTAGTTGTAACTGTTGATTCTACTCTATTATTACTTATTGTTACATAATTGGCAGTTGTAAAAATATTTTCATTAAAATATACAGTATTACCACTTGTTCCATTAAATGAAAATGTATAAGTTGTATTAGGTTTTATATCAAAGTCTACATATAATACTTTTGCATAATTATTTGTCGTGCTATAAACAGTTTTGCTTTTTGCTAAATTCTTCCCATGAACATTAATAGTATTATCTCCTGTTACTACTTCTATTGGTTGTGGATAATCGGGATTAGGTGAAGGTATTCCTCCGACAAATTTTTCAAAACTTGTTTCTAATTGATTAGTTATCATTATTTTTAAATGTGAAGTAGTTTGATAACCACCATATAAAATAATATTTGCATTTAGCATTGCTTGTGTAATTGTTTTTGAGTTACCATTACGCCAAAAAGAACCATCACTACTATACATATATTGTCTTTCAGTAAAATCACTTTCTATATAAAAATAAACAGTATCTCCAACTTGCAAACTTGGGCATAATTGACTTAAAGTTTTATTTGTTAAAGTATAACCACTTGATGGTTCTGTACCACTAATTAAAATAGTTCCATCATTATCAATAGTTATAGTTGAAACATCTATAATATTGTAATTAAACAAATTCTTTCCTGTATAACTATCTTGATGAGTATTGCCTTTTAATTCAAAGCCTGTTAGTCCTGCTCCTTGTATTTGTACGTTTTCTCCCTCTGCTACACTTGGGTTATCTTTGTCTACGTTCATTAATAATATCATTTTACACCTCCGTATTGTATAGATTTTCTTACACTTATCTTTTGTTGGTTATCATAAATCTTTTCTCCATCTAGGTTAAGTTGTACAGGTACTGTACCCTCAAAGTTAGCACTTAAATCTATTATTGCTGGTAATTGCATTGTTTTATTATATGCATTGTTACTCATTACATCAAAGTTTAATTTTGCATTTTCCATTTGTATTGTTTTATTCATTTCTTTATACATATCTTCTAGTTGTTTATTTATATTCATTGAATTACTTAATTCATCTATTACGTTATTACCAAAGTCGTTCATTGTTTTTATAGCATTTTTTTCTTCTTTTTGTACTCCTAGTTCTAGACCTTCTAATAAAAACATACCCATTTCTTGAGTTGCTTTTGATGGTGAGTGTTCTTTTAATGATGTTTTTAAACTTTCTAATAATCTAGAGCCAAAACTTGCTATACTTGAAAATACTGAATTTTGTTTATTTTTATTTGTTACACCACTTTTTACTCCATCAATTAAGTTTTCACCTGCTGTTTTTGCATCGGATTTACCACTTTTTATTTCATTTATTGCATTTTTTACTAATTTTGACATTTCTGATGTTGTTTTTGGCTCTCCTTGTTTTACACCGTCTACATACATTTGAACTTGATTATAACCTGCTTTTTTAAATTCTATTTTTCTTCCTGTTGCTATATTTATTTGTGATTTAAAACTATCATCCCACTCGTGTTCTACTTCATCTAATCCTGTCTTTGTTGCTTCTGTATATTTTGCTAAATCATTTTTTAATTGTGTTAATTGTTTTTCACTATCTTTTATTTGTTGATTGTATATATCAGAGCCACTTTGCTTTTTTAATGTTTTTAATATTTCTAAATTTTCTTTTTCATTTCTTATGTCTTCTTCTAATTGTGTTTTTTTAGCATCTCCTGTATTTTGATAATCTTTTACTAAATTCCAATTTGTAGTAGACATTTTACTATATTCGCCTTTATGTGCTAATTCCATATTATGTTCATATTGTCCTATTGCATATACATAACTTTCTACAGTATTTTTTTGGCTATCATAGTTTTCTTTTAGTTGTTTTGCTCTTTTATCAGATTCTTCTAATTCTTTTCTTATAAAGCCTACATTTGCATCAGCTGAAGCTCTTAAACTTGCATCGTTCTTTTTTCTTGCTTCTGCTTGGTCTTTTTCTGCTTGTTCTAGTTGTTTCAGTAATTCGGCTCTATTTTGTTCTTCATCACTTACTTGTTTTTCTATATCTCTTAAATTGTTTAATGCTTCGGCTCTATTTGTTATTGCTTCTTTGTAACTTTCTTCTTGTGCCTGTAAAATTATCTCTGCTTTTTTCTTTTCTATTATTTTATCTATTTGTTTACCTAATTTGTCATAATTTTTTATAACACCATTAGACATAGATATTTCAATTCCTAAAGCATCACTTAATTGACTTGTTATAAATTTAGCACGTTGTTCATAGCCTTTTTTAACTTTTCCATTAGCATTTGTTATTCTTGTTAGTTCTTCATATAGTGATTCATAATGATTTAATTCAGTCATACCTGCATCTATACTTTTTTGTTTTGCTTGTTGTAAATCAGCCCACGCATCGTGATTTTCTTTTACCTTTTGTGTTTGATTATCTAGTGCTTCTTGTTGTTTTTCTAATTCCTCTTGATGTCTTTTCTCAGCTTCTGATGCTTCATTATTTTTTGAACTTAATATTGCTAGTCCTGCTGTTAATCCTGCTATTGCAGTTGTTACTAAAACTATTGGATTTGCATTAAATGTCATATTTAATAATGTCATAGCGTCTTTTGCACTCTTTATAGATGGTATTAATTTAATAAATGCTAGTGCTGTACTTCCTATTGTACTTATTATATTTACTAATGCTACTGCCTTTAATGCTACGTGATATGCTACCCAAGCAGCCGTTACACTTATTATCAATGGTGCTAATTTCTTTAAATTATTATATACTGCAACAAAGTCGATTTTACTCAATGTTTTGCCTATGTTTTCTAATACTTTTCTTGCATTTTTTCCTAAATCAGTTATTATTTGTTTTATACTTGTTCCTGATTTTTTAAGGCTTTTATCTATACTTTCTAATATTGTAGTTAAACCTTTTACTATTTGTGTTTTTGCTACTTGTATAGAAGTATTTAATCCATCTGTTGAATTTCTTGCTTGTTCTTCAAAACTTTTAAATCCTTTTACCCCTTTAGTATTTAATTTAACTATTGTGTCCATAAATTTGTCCATAGACACATCGCCATGTCTTAAGGCTTCTCCTAAATCATCCGCACCATGCTTACCATAACCCATAGCCTGTGCTACTTGATTTAATTGAGCAGGCATTGCTGTCATTATACTTCGCCACTCCATCATATCTGGTTTACCTTTTGCATATGCTTGTGCCATTTGTTCTAGTGCTGTTGCTTGTATTTCAGTACTTGCTCCACCTGCTAATATTGCGTTATTTAAAGCTAAAAATATATCAGTAGACTTTTCTACATCTCCATTACGTGAAGTAAATCTTTGTACTGCCATTGCACCTTGGTCTAGAGTTGTAGGAAGACCTGCTAATTTATCAGCCATTTTACTTATAGATTTTTGAGATTTATCAGCACTTATTCCTAAATTAGACATTACTTTAGGAAAGTTATTTAATGTATCAAATCTAGAAATAGCACCATCTAAACTATCACTTATAGTACCCATTGCTTTTGATATCATTTTAGTAATACCTAAACCTGCTATTATCGACTTGACTGTACTACCACTTTTTTTTACACCACTTGTATCTAATTCGGTTTTATATGTTAATGTTCCTGCTATTGCCATACTTCTTTCCTTTCTATTTTAGCATATTATACAATTCA